CCTGATTCAAATGCTTTTTTTAAAGTACCATCTGGGTTGTACTTTTTCTTACGTGCTTTTTCACTAGCTATTCTTTTAGCTTCAGTTGCAGATTTATGCATCTGCTTTGCTTCATTATATGTTGGCATTGTTAGAATTGAATGTCAGAGCGTTCTAGTTTTTTCATAATCTTTTGTCTGTATGCTGGATCATCGTCATACCTAGGATCTTCCATAGCTCTTACCATTTCAGCTTGACTCTCAAATAAATCTGCTGCTTGAGTAGGTGGTTTACCTGTGATGACTTTTCCATCTGATCCAACAGTATCTGAATATCTATTCATAACTGATTGAAGTGCAAAGAAACATGAGATAGGATCACCTCTATCAATTACATGATCAAACATCTTTTGCTCTTGATCAGAAAGATTAGAGTTAGCCCATTTCATAAGTTGAGCGTATTTCTGTTCACCACCTGCAACACTTTTTAGACGAGTTACATCATCATCTGTTAATTGCTGTGGTAAGTTCTTTTCAGTCCGAACTCTATACTGTAGATAAAGCTTGGCTAATTCACCTGGACCTTTCTGTGCTAACTCTTTTAAGGTGTCATCACTAAAACCATCATTCCGTTCATCCCATAATTTCTCAAAGACATCGGTAGTTTCAGGTTCTTCCTCTTCTTCCTTTTCTTCAGTCTTCTCTTCTGTTTCTGTTTCAGATTTTTCTCCTAATTTTTTTTGGAGTTCGAGGTGAGCTTTCTCTAGTTCTTCAGCACTCTTATATTTTCCTGCTAAAAGCTGTTCTTGCTCAGCCTCCATCTCCTCACCAACTTTAAGTGACTCTTGCTCTTCTGCATTAAGTTCACCAGGTGGTGTTGTCTCTTCTATCTGTGTTAATGTTTCTGCCATAAGGTGGTTGTTATTGTTCTGGGTCTAGTTGTGCTGCTAATGCTGGGTTCTTTGATGGATCATTCATTGGTGTCTTGAGCATATTGATTTCATTCTCTGCACTTTGCTGAGCCATCTGTGCTTGTTGTGCTTGTTGTCTTTCAGCTTGTATCTCTTGCATACTTCGAACAAGGTTGAGCACATCTATACCTTGAGCTGCTGCTAGTCGTTTAATAACTTCTTCTGGGTTGATGTAAGTAACTAAAGCCTCTGGTCCCATAGTCTGGGTAACAGTTGTTAAAAACTGAGCTAAGCTCTCACGATCTTGACCTCGACCAAGTGCATTTACACCAGCAACAATTGTAGGTTTAACTAGATCTTTTGGTAATTTAGGTATCTCACCAGTCTTTTGAAATACATTTAGTTTTCTATTCAAGTATGGAACTAAGAACTCAACAGTTAAAAGACTGAATAGTCCTCCTAGTTGTTGTTCCAATTCCATCTGAGTCATTCTGACTTCTTCTGCTGTAGTCCTCTCAGAGTTTCTAACATTAAGTATTAGGAATGCTTCAGACAATCGCCTCTCTAATTGAGTAGCCATTTCAAAAGCTGTTCTAAAGTCAGCAGTCTTTCCAACTTGTACAACCCCAATATCATCTGGTCTTCCCTGAATGATTGCACCATTACCAGCCGTGGCTAGTGTTTGTGGTTTAGTACTTGAAGCAGGTGAGACAGTGAATACAACCTTAGCTGCAGCCGCACTTCCTTCAACTAGAGCTTGGGATAAAGCTTCTAAAGACTTAAGATCTCCCATGAATTCTTCAACCCTTCCTCTTCCGTAGACCTCTCCATCAACATTATTGAATCGTAAAGGTAACCACGGAGTTGCATCTATTGGTGACTTACCTTTTGAAGAAGGGATTTCAAAATCATAAACTTCTTGATGCCATATAAATCTATTATTATCAAGACGTACATGTGTGTAGATATCTACATCTTCACTTCCAGTACCACTATCAGGATCAACAACACTGTCAATCTTTTGTTCTAGTATGTCTGGAGGTACTTCTTTCTCTAATAACTTCTTATTGATTCTTTCTTTTGTGACGATTTCAATTAAATGTCCGTTCCCGTCGCGTTCTAAAACATAACGATTTAGCGGAAACATTTTTAACCCTTCCTTACCCATAAAGACCAATACATTACCTGCAACAATCAAGTGTTTTAATGCTTGATGAATGACTACACGGTCACTAGAGGCAGCGATTGATTCAAGGATTGTTCTTTCAATCTTTGCAAATGAAAGATCTAATTCAGATCTCATCTCAGGAGGGAAACCACCCTCCATTAAGGTTGAATCATCTAATTGAAGTTTGAAGAAACTAGTTTGAGGAGGGAGTAAAGCAAGCATTAATTTAGATGCAAGCGTTACTACTCCCTTAGCTCCAACCGATTGCCATGGAGTTATTAAATTCTTTGCTCCATTAACATTATCTTCTTCACCTCTTACTAAATGAGGTAGGGTTAAACGTGTTGCTTGTTCTGCTACGTTTAGAAATTGGGAACGTTCACTGGATAAAGCGTCATATCTACTTTTCGCTGTCATTAGTTTAGATATTTAGTGAACGTATACGCATTGACCTTCCTAGTTGTCTTGTTCCTGTGGAAGTTCTACCACTCTTGTATGCTTTAGAGCGTCTCATTTTTACACCAGGTGCATTGTTAGATAACATCCGATAGTTTTGACTACCTGCTATTTGAGATAGACGTTGATTTAAGATGTCTCTCTGACTATCAATACGACCTTGTAAGATGGATTCTTGATCAGCTAACTGCTGACCCCAGGTGGTTCTTAAAGTATCAAAGTCACGTGCTTGTGTTTGACTTAGATCTCCTATCTGTCTGCCAAATGCTTGCTCTATACCAGCTAACCTTAATTGATTATCACTAATCATTTGGTTATATCTAGTATCTGCAGCTTGACGATTCGCAGTTATATCACCTCTTAACTCACTAGTAACGTCAGCTAGATTTTGAGCTTGAGTTTCAGCTTGTGAAGACAATCTATCAGAGAACTGTTGACCTTGTTGAGCTATTGAAGTTCCAAGGTTACCAATATCACCCGTTAGATCAGCTCTTACATTTGCAAGATCAGCTTGTGTTCCTGCAATTCCTGCCTGTTGTTGAGCTGTTAACTCACCTTTAAGTCCTGATAAAGCTGTTTGCTGTTGAGTTGTAATATCACCTCTCAAACCTGCTAAACCTTCTTGTTGTTGAATTGTAAGATCACCTCTTAAACCTGCTAGACCAGCTTGTTGTTGAGCAGCTTGAGTAGTTAACTCTCCTCTTAATCCTGTTAGACCAGCTTGTTGTTCAGCAGCTTGAGTAGTTAACTCTCCTCTTAATCCTGTTAGACCAGCTTTCTGTTCAGCTGTTAACTCTCCTTTCAAACCAGCTAGACCTGCCTCTTGTAGAGCAGCTTGAGTAGTTAACTCTCCTCTTAAGCCAGCTAGACCAGCCTCTTGTAGAGCAGCTTGAGTTGTTAACTCTCCTTTTAAACCAGCTAGACCTGCTACTTGTTCGGTTGTTAACTCTCCTTTTAAACTAGCTAGATCTGCTTTCTGTGCAGCTGTTAACTCTCCTTTTAATCCTTCTAAACTTTCTTGTTGGTTTGCTTGTTGTTCAATAAGGGTACCTTCTAATCCACTGATATCTGAGTAGATTGATTCACTTAACTTAGCTAAATCTGCAACTCTTTGTGATGTCTGTAATTTTGTGATATCACCTAGTCTTGAATCGAATGTTTTTTGTAGGTCACCAATTCTTGTCCCTAAAGCTTCAGCTTCTGCGTCTTGAGTAGTAGATAGTTTTCCAAACTCAGTCTCAAAAGTTTTTGTTATATCACTGAACCTAGTATCAAGTGCAGATTTTTGTGCTTCTGTTTCTGTTGCTTGCTTATCGAAAGTTTCTTGAATGTCACCGAACTTACCTGCGAAGGCAGTTTCAACCTCAGATAGTTTGAGATCTGATTTAGTACCTAAAGCAGTTTGTAACTGCTGACTATAGAAATCACCTTGATCCGATAATTGTTTTGTGATAGTCGCTAGTTCTTTCTCATAAGTTTTAGCAAGACCAGCTAGTTCTGTTTCGGTAGTAGTCAGACCTTTAACACCTTCAGTTAATTGACGTTGGATGTCATTAAATTTATCATCTAAACCTAAAGCTTCTATCTGTTTGTCTACACCAGCTGATCCAGTTGTAAACCTAGTATCGAACTGACTTTCAATGTTAGCAAATCTTTTATCTAAATCACTTGTATATTCTTTTTCAAACTCTTTAAGTTGAG